CCATGCCAAGATTGCCGAAATTGACGGCCGAGCAGGTTTTCTCGGAAATGTGTCAAAAAACCTGGGAAAAATAAAATTTTTGCGGGGACAGATGGCGCAAACAGATAGGAGATGATGAATTGCAAATCCATTGGGAGGTGGTGATCAGCGTCCTCGTTACCCTGGTGCTGGCTGTCCAAACAGCCCTTTGGCGCCGTCTCGATAAGATGGACAAGCGAATTGATGGTAAGCTGGATAAAATTGAGTGCGAAAAGCAGATCATCAATTGCGAAAAACTGTGGTGCTCGAGGGTACAGAAAGATTTGAATGTGCTCCATGCCAGAATCAGGGAGATGAAAGAAGAGTCTACTGTAGCGAGGAATGAACTCCGGGAGTACATCAAGGATATGCATGAAGGGTTGGTCGAGAACATAGAACAACTGTGGCACGTCCATCGTAATCATTCACACACGAACCTGCCTGCGGACACTCGGGTTGTCGTTTCGAGGTTGGAGTAAAGAAGAAACGGGAGAGCAGGATGCTCAGCAAGAATGTGTCCCGAGAAGAACGGAATACTATCGAAGCAATCCATGCCAAGCGCATGCTCATTGCCAGGCTGGGAGGATCTGCCTTTGCTGCCGAGATCGTGAGATCCGTTGAGGTTGAGGAACGGGTTGTCAGGGGAATAGCCCCCGGCCCTCTTCGGCTTAGCCTGATTGAGATAGCGAAATGGTGCGTGGGCGGCCGGCGATTCAGGATAGGGTGAGAGGAATGGCGAGAAAGTCTTTTGATGATAGCCGGGTCGTGGAAGCAATCGATACAAAACGACGCCTTGAGAATTCGCTGCATAACGGCGAAGTGCGCGCATTGCGCATTGCTTGCGGGATTGAGAAGCCAACTAAGGCTTACACCATTACCTGGGCGCGGGAAGAATGCCGGCGCGCATGTCGGGAGTTGGCCGAGATCCACTATCTGATGAAAATTGCCAAACGGGCAGTCGAGGAACCGGAGCTCGATGACCTGGATGTGAAGGCAATGGCCTATGTTGTCGAGAAGCCCAAACAGAAGACCGAGGTCGGTTTGACTGGTAACATGGATATTGGCGGTCAGATGTCCGACGAGGAGCGAGCGGCCCTCAAAGAGGTCTCGGCCATGATGGCCAGGCGAGAGATTGAGCGGCAGGGGACTGTGGTCGCGGGCGGGAATGATGAAAGCTGATCTGGATCCGAACAAGCTCCGCCAAGCCGATGCGTGGTATTGGGCCTACTACTCTCAGATCCAGCTCCATGGACAGGCATTCAAGCTGCAAGGTCATGAGTATCAGGTTGCCGTGCTCCAAGAAGAGGCTCAACGTCAATGTGCCAAGAAGGGCGCCCAGATGTGCTTTACCGAGACCTGTGTTGTGCGGACGCTGCATGGCATGATCTACAATCGGTATCCTCAAGGAGCGCTCTACCTGTTTCCGACTCAGGATGATGTGACCGATTTTTCGAAGGGCCGATTTGCGCCGCTGATTGCAGACAATCCCGAGACGGTTGGCCGGCATGTGGCCGATACCGATGCCGCGAATATCAAGCGTGTCGGCAAGGCAATGCTGTATCTGCGTGGCGCCAGGGCGACGAAGAAGATTGAAGGGACCAAGCGCACATCGAGCAAACTGAAGTCTGTACCGGTTGACCTGATCGTCTACGATGAGATGGACGAGATGGCACCCGACATGATCGAGCTGGCGCGGGAGCGTGTCAGTCATAGTGAGTTGCAGCACGAGTTCTTTTTGAGCACACCGAGCATTCCGGATTTCGGCATTGATCGGCTCTATAGTGCCAGCGACCAGCGAGTATGGATGATTCGCTGCAAGGCCTGCGGGACTGATACGTGTTTGGAGTTGGAGTTTCCTGAGTGTCTGCTCGAGACGGCGACCGGGAAAGTCATCAGGGCCTGCAAGAAATGTAAGCAGGAGATCTTTCCGCGTGACGGCCGCTGGGTTGCGCAGTATCCCGACCGCGCAAGAGACATGGTGGGCTGGTGGATCAGCCAGCTCAATTCCATGTATGTTGATCCCGGGACGATTCTCGGTCTCTATAAAGACCCGCCCAATGGTGACTTGAGCGAGGTCTACAATAGCAAGCTTGGCATGGCGTACATCGCGGCCGAGAACAGGCTGACTGTCAACGATGTTTACCGTTGCTGTTCTCAGGATGCCATGCTGACCAGTCATCCAGGGCCCTGTGCAATGGGCGTGGATGTGGGGAAGCAGCTCCATGTCGTGATCGGGTTCCGGCCGAATGACAGGATGTGCAAGATTGCATGGGTTGGGCGTGTCTCGGAATTCAGTGATCTGCATGACCTGGCGCAAAGATTCCATGTCGCTGATACCGTGATCGATGCGCTCCCCGAGACACGTAAATGCCGGGAGTTCCAGGCGGCCGAGCAACATGCGGTCCATCTGTGCGAGTATAAGGAGCATCAGAAGGTTGGTCCAACGTGGACTACTGACGGCATTTGCGCGGTCAATCGTACCGAGATCTGCGATACGACTCATACGTTGGTCGTTGAGCCCGGCATGTTGGCGATCCCGAGGCGGAACCCGGAAATCGAGGAATACGCTTTGGAGATGTCCAACATTGCCAAGGTCCTGGAGGAAGATCCCGAGACGGGGCTGAAGGTCTATCGGTATCGCAAGTTGGGGGCTGACCACTATCGCCATGCCACCAACTATTTTGCTTTGGCGGCAACACGAATCGGCACCTATTGCCCGCGCACGGGTGAGAGGAATCGCCCTTCGCGCAGACGGGATGGAAGGGTGGTGTGATGATGGCAGTCGAGAGATATTCGATTCAGTATTGCGTGCCCGAGCTGCAACCAGCGCACGAGCCTGAGACCGAGGAATTCCCGAGCGTCTCTTACTTTGTGGGGCGGCTGGTCGAACTCCTGGATAATCCGACCGTCGAGGTAAGAGAGTTCCACATGGGCAGGCGGAAGGCAACGCTTTCCTGGGGAGGGAGTGTCGAGCTTCCATAACCGGTAATGTCGCCCTCTGCTTGGGGGGCGTGGATTGAAACAGATACGTCTGGGGCCTGGAAAGTCCATTGTAGGGCATTTCAGGCCCTATTTTTTTGGGGAGATCGAGTCAAATGGGTGATCTGAAGCGCTGGTATCAGTATGTCGATAAGCAGCCGGCCATGTGTGTGGCGCCGAAGGTAGACCGGACTCTTGATCGTGGCGTCTTCGTGATCAAGCTCAACCAGGCCTATATGCTGACCGACCCGGTTGTGGTGCGTGAGTTTGCGGCAATCATGGCTGACAGGTTTCAACTCGGGTTGCTCACGGTGCAGAGGTTTTCCGAGATCCGGTCTTTCCTGGAGGACGGCATTGATGAGCTTCTGGCCATGAAGCCCCATGATGCGGTTTATGACGATGCTCCCAAGGTGGTGGGTGAAGGAGAGCTCTTCATCGACGGCCAGCGCATTTCCTTTGATGTGACCGACAGAGGGTTGGTGAACTGATATGGCTCCAATCGAAAACTACCGCACCAACAGGGCGCATGATCCGATACCGCAAGGCGAGACTCCTGCGGCCGAACCGACGCAGAACCCGCTTGATTCTCCCGAGTCTCAGAAGCGCCTGCGAAAGATTGAGGATTGGTGGTATCAGGCGCGGCAGGCCCAGGCCCTCAGCCGTTACGAGATGGCGCTCGATCAGGATTTCTATGACGGTCTGCAATGGCGAGACGAGGATAAGCTCGCGCTCCTGGAGCGTGGGCAGCTTCCACTTGTTTTCAATCGGATCAAGTCCTCTCTCGACTGGATCATCGGGACTGAAAAGCGCACCCGGGTCGATAGCAAGGTATTCCCGCGGGGCGAAGAAGACGTTCCGTTGGCCGAGGTCAAGACCGAGACGCTGAAGTATGTCAGCGATGTCAATAAGGCAGGGTTCCATCGGTCTGCGGCTTTTCGGGATGCTGTTATTGTCGGGGTCGGGTGGATGGAGGATGCAATCCGGAACGACCCCACCGATGAGCCTCTCTACAGCCGTTACGAGTCTTGGAAAAACATCTGGTACGATCACCTTTCACTCGAGCGGGACCTGTCGGATGCGCGGTACATCTTCCGTTCGAAGTGGATGGATCTCGACTTGGCGACTGCCATGTTCCCCGAACGAGCGGCGCAACTTTCGGCGGCAGCATGGACTCACGATCTTTGGGGCAACGACGACGATGAATTTTATTGGCTTAACAATCGATTGTCGGCGGACGGCCGGATTATCACGAGGCAAAGCTATTTCGATGATGCCTTCAATTCGGACAACCGGCGCGAGCGGGTGAGGTTGGTCGAGTGCTGGTATCGGGAGCCCGCCAACGTGCAGGTCATGCGCGGCTTTCCCAGGTTCGAGGGGATGATCTTCGATCAACAGGATATCGTCCAGTTGGCGGTGATCGAGCAGGGTTTCGCCTCGGTCTATGATGCCCTCAAGATGGTTGTGCGATGCGCCATGTTCATTGGAGGGACCCTTACCGACCATGGGTGCCTTCTGCAGGATATGGCGTCTCCCTATCGACACAACCGGTTTCCGTTCACTCCGATTTGGTGTTACCGGCGTGGCCGTGACAATACGCCTTATGGGGTTGTGCGTAATCTCAGAGATCCCCAGGAAGATCTTAACAAGCGGCGCAGCAAGGCACTCTTCATCCTTTCCACTAATAAGATGATTGCCGACAACAACGCCTTTGATGATTGGGATGAAGCTGCGGAGGAAGTGGCCCGCCCAGATGCGATCCTGAAGAAGCGGCCCGGTTCGGAAGTCCAGATCATCAACGAGACCGATATTGCCGAACGCCACGTCATGATGGAAGAAGCCGATGCCCGCTATATTCAGGATGTTTCGGGGGTGACTGATGAGAACATGGGGCGGCAGACGAACGCGGTGAGCGGCATTGCCATTCAGTCGCGTCAGAATCAAGGATCATTGGTAACCGCTGAGATATTCGATAATTTGCGCCTGGGAATCCAGCTTCAAGGGGAACTGCAACTTTCCCTTGTTGAACAATTCTACGACGAACCGAAGAAGATGAGGATCACCGGGACGCGGGGGCAGACCAGATTCATCCAGATCAATCAGCCCCAGATCGACCCAGAGACCGGCGAAGACATGACATTGAATGACATCACCGAGAGCCAGGCGGATTTCATCGTTGACGAGCAGGATTTCCGGGAATCCATCCGGATGGCGATGTTCGAAACGCTGATGAACCTATGCGGCCAGCTCCCGCCCGAGATCACAATCAACATCCTCGACCTGGTGATCGAGCTTTCGGACGTGCCCGGCAAGGATGAGATCGTTAAGCGGATTCGCAAGCTCAACGGCCAGGTCGATCCGGACCATCAGGAAGACCCGAATGTGCAGGCTGAATTGCAGGCTCGGCAGGAACAAGAAGCTCAGCAAGCTCAGCTTGAGCAGCAAATGATTCAAGGCACCCTGGAAGAGCAGGCGGCCAAGATCAAGAAGCTTTTGGCCGATGTGCAGCTCATCCTGGAGAAGGCGAAGACCGAGGAGGTCAATCGCGAAACTTCGGCGATGAATACTCTCATGAGCCACCAGGAACAGCAGGCGAACGAGCGGGACCGAAGATTTCAAAGGACGCAATCAGCTATTGAGGCCATGAATGTCGAGGCCGAGAAGGCAAAATCCAAAACAGGAAAGGAAGCCTAAATGGCAGACGAACACGAGCAAGACCAAGGAACACCGGAATTCACGGAAGCCGAATTGGCACTCATGACCGAGGAGGAACGCAAGGCGGTGCTGGAAAGCGGTCATGAAGATCGGAAACCTGTTTCTGATCAAGAGGAGGTGGATGATGGCAAGAAAGAAGAAGGGCGCGGGGAAAAAGAAGCCGAAGGGCGGGAAGAAGTAAGCGGGGAAGTGGAAACGCCTGCTGGCAGGCAATCTCACGGCGCCTTCGTCCCATTTCTTCAGATGGGTGGTGGAGAGGATGACCTCCAGGCCAAGTTGGACGAGCTCGACAAGCAGCTCGAGGAGGGTGATATCGACATCATCCAGTACACCAAGGAGCGCGACCCGCTCATTCAGCAACGCACGGAAGCGCGGCTAGCCGCCAAGTTCAATGAGCAATCGGCGGAACAACTTTGGAAGTATGAGCAGAACCTGTTTTTCAACAGCAATCCTGAATATCGGGATGATCCGGTATTGAATGGCGCTCTTCAGCGTATCTTCAGGTCTCTGGACACCCAGGAGAATGCAGGCAAGACCGGCCTGGAATTGCTGACCGAGGCGCACAAGCAGGTTGAAGCCAGCCTTGCTGCCAGGTATGGGGGCAGTGGCACCAAGAGCTCTGGGGCGGAACAGCAGAAGCAGGCGAACGAACAGAGGCCGCAGTTACCGAAGCATGATAAGCCCGCCAGGGATCGGGTGAATCTGCCTAGAACGCTTTCCGATGTGCCGGTTGCGGAAGCCAATGATACCGGGCAGAGTGAATTTGCGCACCTCGATAATCTGTCGGGCATCGAGTTCGAGAAGGCGCTTTCGCGTCTTACTCCCGACCAACAAGACCGCTACCTGAGGCAGTAACATGGCATTGTTCATGGACATGCTGCAAGGCGAATGGATCGACATCGATAACGGCCGGATCACGATTCAGATTGGCAAGAAGACCGGCCGGCGAATCAGGCTATCCGTTCGCGCAGGCAAGGATATCGTCATTTCACGCAAGCAAGAGGATGGAACGCCGATGGAAACTACGAATCGAGTGAAGTCTCGGGATCATCCTCCTTCCTGATGGATGGGGATTGCAAGGATATTGTGGAGCAGGGAAGGACATCCCGCTCCGGGCGGATTGGCTCAGGAGGGCCTCGATTTCAAAACAGAGGAGGCCCAAAATGGCCAAGACGATTATCGGCTTGAATGACGCGAAAGCCGTCAAGCGGTATTCCGGCTATCTTGCCGTGGATATTGCGCGGACTTCGTACTTTTCCAGGAAGTTCATGGGGGAGGGCGAGAATTCCTCGATGCCGATCCAACGGCTCACCCAGCTCGAGAACGATGCCGGGGAACAGATCACCTTCGATCTGTCGATGCAGCTCAAGATGCAACCCATCGAGGGCGATGCAATCCTTGAGGGTAAGGAAGAGGCGCTCAATTTCTACACGGAT